CGATAAAGCCTATTCACTTGGTTTTACCAAAGACCAAATTCCTGTAGGCACGTGGATGGGTGGATACAAAGTCCTTGAAACGAATGAAGGGAATGAAATTTGGGATAAATATATCAAGTCTGGTAAAGTCAAAGGTGCATCCGTTGAAGGAAATTTCATATTAAACTTTTCACGTGAAAAAACTGATGAATATTTATTAGAACAGATAATTAACATATTAAACGAAATTAATTAAAATGAACGCAACAGAAGCTATTAACAAAATCGCATCATTGTTGAATCTTAACTCAAAGGTTGAAAAGTTTATGGTAACCAAACTTGAAGATGGAACTACAGAGGTATCCAACAACAAGGAAGGTGAATTGATGATTGACGATACATTGTATATCGTTCAAGAGTCAACCTTGAAACCAGCACCAGAAGGAACACACACAACACGTGAAGGTCTTAAACTTTATGTGAACAGTGAATCCAAGATTGTGAAGATTGAATCTGCATCAAGTGTAGAGGAATCTGAAACAGAAGAAGAGGTAGAAACAACAAGTGATATGATGTCATCCGCAGTCCTTACTGATGGAACAAAGATTGAAACTGATGAAGATGGTGAATTCAAAGTTGGTCAACAACTTTACGTCATCACTGAAGCAGGAGAAAAGGTAACAGCACCCGAAGGTGAACATACCACAGAATCAGGAATCACAATTGTGACTGATGGTGAAGGTAAAATCACTGGTGTTAAATACCCCGATTCAACAGGTGAAGGGTCTTTAGGTGAAGACAAAAACGAAATGAAAAAAATGAAGGAAGCGATGTCAGAAATGATTGGTCTTCTTACAGAACTGAACAAGTTCAAAACGGATTTTGAATCCATTAAAAAAGATTTTGAGGAATTCAAAAAACAACCTGATAGACAACCTGTAGTAAAGACAAACTTTGCTAAAGAAAATATTATGGATTGGAAATTGGAATTACTTAGGAACTCAAAAAAATAAAAAATAAAAATAAAAAAATAATTAAACAACAACATTAAAATTATGGAAAATAATAAGAAAAAAATGGAGTTCAATTATGATTTAACAGCGTTGCCCGAATACAACTCATACGGCTCAGAAATGTTGATTAAATCATTCTTAGGATTGACTCTTCCACGTTATTCATCAGTAAAACCAAACTTAAAGGGAACAACCGAGAAGGTAGGTTTCTTGACTGATGATGTATTTTTGCAGGATTTGTCGTGCGGGTTTACACCAAGCGGCACAACTACTCAAGATTTAGTAACTATCGACCTTTGTAACAAGAAGATGAACATGCAGTTATGTGCATATGACCTTTATGATACCTATTTGTCGCAGTATTTATCTAATTCTAATTTCCAAGAGGCAGTTCCATTTGAACAGGCTATCTTAGAAGACATTAGCAATCGTGTATCTAACGAGATTGAAATTCAATTGTGGAGAAATACTACTGCGACTGGTGCTACTCAATATAACTCACAGTGTTTCAACGGTATGACCGCTTTAATTACTACAGGAAACGGTGCTAACAGAATCGCATATACAGCAGCTACGCCAACCAATGGCTTAGACGTCTTTACTACATATTATCAAAATATTAGCGAGAATTTGTTACACAGAAATGACCTTGTAATTTATTGTTCTTACTCAGATTACCGCGCGTTAATTGCGAGCATGCGTAACAACTCATTTATCAACTTGTTTGTTGACCCGACATCTGTTGGAACTGACACTCAAGATTGGTCAATTATGTTACCGGGTAGCAACTGTCGTGTAATCCCAACTCAAGGTCTTACAGGTCAGAACAAGGTATACGCAGGTGCTGCATCATACGTAATGGTCGGAATGAACCAAGAGATGTTTACAACTCGTTCTATGTATGACCCATTTGAGGACATAATTAAGCTAAATTTACACGCTACTTACGGTGTAGGTGTATTTGATGTATCATCTTGGTTAGTAGCAAACTAATCATATAAACTATTAGCTAAATAATAATAAGAAATATGAGCTGCTATATTGAAAATGGATTCTCCCTTGACTGTAGAAATGCGTCAACGGGCGGTATTAAAGAAATGTATATTCTTGGAGCATCAGGAAATACAATTTCAGGTTGGACATCAAACAATGACGACCAAATCACATCAATATCGGGCGCAGGCGTATTCTACAAATTTGAATTGGTTAAACAGAGCTCTTCATTCAGTGAAGCGATTTCTGTAAACACAACCAGTCAATCTGTAACGTTTGAACCGACATTAACTATAAATCTTCCGAAGATGAACACTACGCTGCGTAATCTTTTCCAAAATCTGGTAAGTCAACAAAACGTATTCGCTATCGTGAAGGACAACAACAATCGTTGGTGGAGTTTTGCGTTCACTAATGGTGGTCTTGTAACAGCGGGAACGTTGCAAACAGGACAATTGTATAACGATTTGAACGGCGTTTCAGCGTTAACAATTTTGGGAGGTGAACCAAACGCAACACAGGAAATTCTTGTTACAAACGATAACCTTGCGGGTATCTTAACAGGTATTACTGTATCACAATAATTAAAAAAACAAAAGGGGAGTTTCCATGTGGAACTCCCTTTTATAGCCAAAAAAAAATACAAACACAATGGAGTGGAACGGAAGAAAAATTAGACCTGCAGGTAATGTAATTAAAGCTAAAGAATTTGATTTTCAAGATGCATTAAAACCTTTGGGTGAAAAAAGAAATAATGGTTTTGTATGGGTTCTTGGTGGTCAATTCGGTAGTGTTAGACAAACATCTTCAACACCAGTAACACCGACTCCGACTCCGAGTGTTACCCCAACATCAACGTTGACCCCTACTCCGAGTGTTACCCCTACACAGACAAATACTCCGAGTGTAACCCCAACTTTAACAAACACTCCAACGAATACAGGGACACCAACTCAGACCCCAACGACATCTGTTACCCCAACAAACACTTTAACACCTACACCAACAGTAACACCTTCAAGACCCGCATCAGGAACAACTGAAGCGAATACTTACTTGGCAGCAGTTACCTCAAATGGTGGAACAGGTTTAACATCAACAATATCAGCAGCAACTGTAACATTATTCACATCACTTGTTAGTAATGGACTTTATAGTAAAATGGTAGCTATGTATCCATTATTGGGTGGTGTGGCAAACTCATCTAAATTAAATGCTGTTAATCTTGGAACTTATGATATTACTTGGAATGGTGGTATGAGTTTCACTGTAACAGGTGCTACAAGTAATGGAACAAATGGTTATGGTGATACTGGATTTATCTATTCAGGTAGTAATTTATCATACTTTACAAATGGTTCATTTGGTGTGTATTGTAATACCGCATTTGATAGTAATACAAGATGTCCTATGGGTTCAGGGCCTTATGGTTTCTTTGGTGGAACTGGTAGGGTAATGATTTATGGAGCCAATAATGGTTTCAATATGGATTATGGTGTATCTAATGATTATGGTAGAGTTAGTGTTACATCAACACCAAAAGGATTATATCTTTGTTCATCAACAGGAACATCATTAAACAGAGTATTGGTTAATGGTTCAACAGCATATTCTACAACTCCTGTTACAAAACCAGTAAATGGTGTTTCAGGTAGTATGTTATTGTTTAAGAGAGATGATGGTTTCTATTACAATGGAACTGAATCATTTGCCTTTATTTCAAGTGTGTTAACTCCATCAGAACAAACTACATTATCAACAATAATAAACACATATCAAACCTCATTGGGTAGAAACGAATATTAAGATGAAAGTAGTATTATTAACAATAGATGAAAAGAATAGTTTGGTTGGACAATTAGTTCAACCTGATTGGTATTTTTATCCAGTCCAAGATTGTAATGATAATTGGATTATATCAACTGAAGAGGTAGATAATTCTATTTATCCACAACACGATTGGATAAAGTCAATGCCTTTAATTGATTGGTGCCAACCACCACAACCAGAACCATAATCTATGTATAATATTGGTGGAATAGCATTTAACGAATATTACATAAAGAGTGTTGAATTGGAATTAGATAGTTGTGATTTAACATTAAAGGTGATATTCCACAAAGATAAAAAAAGAATTGAAAGAGAAAGACACTACAAGATACAAACAGATTGTAATGTTGATATAAATGAATTGATTAGAAACTTGGGTAATATAATAAAAAATGAGTAAGGTATTTTTAAGAAAACAATTTTCCAACTATCTTGGTGAAAACAGAGCATTAGATGATATTGTTGTAAGATATATGTCGGACATACAACCATCTCCAACGCCAACGCCTTCAATTACACCGACTTTAACAAGGACGCCAACTCCAACGCCGAGTATTACCCCTACATCTACTTTAACACCTACGCCTTCAATTACACCAACTTTAACAACAACACCTACTTTAACACCTACAAACACTCCAACAAGTAGTCAAATAGTAATTACACCGACTACCACACCTACAAGCACTCAAACACCCACAATTACCAACACACCAACTTTAACAAGGACACCAACTCCTACTAATTTACCAACATTAGAGTTCCATTTAAGAGCGGAAAATGATGATAATATTATGGCTGAAAATGATGATTATTTGGATATAAACATAACAAGTCAGTATAGAGCGATATTAGATTACGCATACACACAAGGATATACTTTACCAAGTGCTGAATTACAAGGGGAACAAAACGCTATTATTCAAGGATTTTTAGATGTTGGATTATGGGATAATATGGATACTTTTTATGTATTCATCAATAATGACCCAACATTAGAACAATTTAGTAGATTAAATTGGATTACTCCATCTGCCAACACAATCACAACAAGTGGAACAACTAATTATGGTATATCAGGTTATACCTTTAATGGAACAAATCAATACTTGGATACAAATTATATTCCATCAGTAAATGCTGTAAATTATACTATTGGTAGTTGTTCCAGATTTATCTATAAGTGTGATACTGATACAGATAATAGTGTGTTAGATGGTAATAGATTATCAATAGATAATGCCAATAATACAAACCACTCATTAAATCAGGGAACAAGTAATTCTACTTGTAAAGTCAATAACGCATCACAAATCACAAATAGTTTCCAAGATATGAGTGGTGGCCCAGGTTTAATAGTTTGTGGAGTTTCTGGTGGTTCTAAAAATGCTGCCAACGCGAGTGGTGGTTTATCATCAGGTGGTTCTGCCTCAGGCACTAATACATTACCGACAAACTCACAATTTATTTGTAGAGTGGGTAGTAATTATGGAACTCACGTCATAGGTTTCTATGGTATGGGTGATTTTACAGCATACTCAAATTATACTCAATACAACAACATAATTACAAATTACATAAATAATATAATCTAAAAAAATAAAATAAAATGGCAAATACGAAAATTAGTCAATTACCTTCTTATACCGGTTCCGCTGCGGATATTAGATACTTTGTTATGAATAACAGCGGAGAAACAACAACATATAAGTTTAGTGGTTATACATCACAACTTATACCTGGAACAGGAACTGATAGTTATAGAACAATAAACGCGGTTGGAGCGGCAGGAACAAATAGTATCGCTATTGGTAAAGGTGCTGCGGCATCGGGTAATGATAGTATTTGTATTGGTGATATTGGTTCATCAATATCAAGTTCTGCTGGAACGAATAGTGTTATTATTGGAAAACACGCACAGGCTACAGGTAATTATCAAACTATTATTGGTAATGCGACTTATGGTAGTGGTAATTTTGTAATATCAATAGGTAGTGAAAACGCTTCTTATGCTCCAAACGCAATAGTTGTTGGTAATTATTCCAGAGCAACTGGAACTCAAGGAATAACAATAGGTAATAATAATGATAGAAACATAGGTGAATATAGTATAATATTAGGTAATAATAATAGAATTGCTGAAGCACCAAACTTTTATGGTGGTGTGTAT